AAAGTTTTAGGTTGGCATTAGATATGATCGTAGATGCACCCGCTTTATCAATCTACTCGTGAAGTGCCGTTACATCGGCGGAAATTGCAGATGTCGTTATTTTCTCCCACCCTTTGCGGGCAGCAAGGCGACCATCATTATCAATGATGCAATTAATAGCGTCACCGGCCCACCCTATATCAAGGTTTGAGCCTGATTGTTGCTTGTTTAGCCCGTAGAAACCGGGGGCAGAAACAGAGAGCGGTTGAAGTCTAGTCGGCATACCATTCCATCTCCCCTGGGAACTGCGCTGCGTCCTGGCTGACAGCGTCACCCAAAGCTTCTCGCGCCATTTGATCTATCTCTGCGTAATTTGCACCACCGTCTTCACCGCGCTCAGTCACAGCCAAAGCCCACGCACGCATAACAATAGGGTGCTCCGGGACAGTAATTTCAGTTCCATCAACTGCTATGTCTGATTGTGGCACAATCATCGGAAACCTGACCGTTGCGACGCCGTTTGGAGTCGGGTATAGTTCGACCTGTTTTTCCTTTGACGAAATACCACGGAACCTGAAATAAACAGGGTTTCCTGTTTGTGTCGTTCCGATGTATGTCACTCTGTCAAAGAAGGCATCATTAACTTCTCTAAGTATGACGTCATTTGTGTCGTCGTATGCTTCCCTGTTACCGAACATGCGAGTGCGTGAAGACGACCCTGTTAGCGTGTACTGTGACGTACCATTAGCGGTAGTAACGTTTATGTTCTGACGAAGAAACGACCAGTTCCACGCATCTTCAACTTCTCGCTTTGCCTGGTTAACAAACTCACCTATCAATGTAGAATAGGCAGTCGTTGTCACTGATGCGGTTTGCGTTTCGCGCAGTCTCTTCTGGACAGAATTAACAGACTCTAGCCACGTAGCCATTATTTAGCCTTGCCCTTCTTTTTCTTAGGTTTTTCCCGGGGAACGGTAATCTCATCGACTACAATCTCATACCCCTCGTGTTTCATCATTTCTTCAACTTCGTTTTCCTTGAAATTAATAATGACTCCATTAAACTTGCATCTGAATTTAGGCATTGGTGTCCTCGTTATTCATAAAAAATGTGGCCGCAGTACCGTTTGTACTTGACTGCACATTGTCCCATAAGCTTTCTATTTTGTCTTTCCACCACTCAAACGGCCTCACTGTCAGGTGAAGTGTGTCTTTGTGGAACTTGCCATTGTCCTTGTGCAGATAAATTCTCAGGTAGGCGCCTTTCATGCAATGATCCCTTATGTTCTCAAGAACACTATCAACCTTGTTCTCTGGGATATGTTCAAGAACATCACAACAAAAACCCCAGTCTGTAACTTCACAATACTTGTCCCAGATACAGTGCCTCGAAAATCTCATCGTATCGGTAAGAACAATATGGTCGTCAAGACAGTTGTTTGCTATGTCGAGCATCAAAACTTCATTGGTTCTTGCTATCTCTGTCGCAGCCCTTCCTGTGCCACAGCCAAAATCAATTACTGGCCCATCATCAATAAGAGAAACAAACTCGGGTGCCGAATCCTCTCCCGGAGATATTTCACGGTAGCTTGGGTTATCCCAGACTTCCTCATATTTCAGTCTTTCAGATGATAGTGTGGACATGCGTCTATTCTGAACTCCGGTTCCCATTCGATAACATCTGGCTGGTCAATGAATTTTGAACGAATGTCTTTATCGTTTTCAAGTATCTCAAGGTCATCGAATCTATTAATGTAGTCCGCTATAATGCAAGGGACATCAAGGCTATGTTTTTTTGCAATCCATAATCTTGATGTTCCGTACCTACAGAATGTTCCCTCTCTTATGGAATTACAGAAGATCGGGTTTCTTATTCCTTCCTTGTTTATTGAACTTTCGAGCTTTGAATAAAACCCGCTTTGTTGCTCCAGCTTGTCTTTCCAACTCCTGTCGGGGGCGACTGGCCTAGACCCATACTTCCCTATTTGCTTCCCATAACCCGGATTACCTACCAGCACCCGATCAGAAATGATCGAGGCCGGAAGGATACCGAACCTAACGTACATTAGACGTATGCTGGATTACGCTTCAGAACAACACAACGAAAAGTTGCGGCAGCCAAGTCAAGCGTGCCACCCGTGTTGTTGAGTAATTGATAAGTAACCGTATCAGCCGCCGTAACCTGTGCTGTTACCGCAAGGTCTACAACGTCAACGCCATGCGACGCCAGAACAAAATCACCCAAAGCTGCGCCTACGATGGTCAGTTCACCCACTTCCTCGTTTCCATCAACGATGGATCCGGCGTTGTAGGATTCTGAGCCAAACAGCACCTCAGGGAATACGTCCTGAAATTGTCGTCTTGCCATCTTAATCTCCTAAAAAAAGCCCCCCTTTGCAGGGGGACAAAATCACCTAACTATTATTATTCTTAGGTGCTAGGTACAACGAAGGAAATGCCACCGTCGTTACGCAACTCACCGAGGCCATACAGGCAATCTGCGGTGAACAGGTCAGCAAGATACTCTTGCTTATACTGTGTCTGCGTACGGACAGCCATCTGCTCCACATAAGCCATAGTAGACTTGTGGAACATGTGACCTACGCGGTAAGTCGTCGAGGTATCGACAGCGACTTCGGTCGGGCAGTTGCTCGAAACGAAGACCGGCATGCCATAAATCTCTCCGACACGACCATTGATGATGGGGTTGCCTTTACCAGACTGACCTGTAAACGCCTGCTCCGTAAAGCGGGAGATACCCAGAAGATCACTCTTCGAGATAGGCGGGATAACGAAAGAACGATTTTCCATAGGAATATCTGCGTTATCAAGCGTTAAGATCATGCCACGAATACCGGCATCAGTGATGTCAGTACCGTTGCCGACGTTTGTAGCGGCAGTTTGGTCATAAGCGGTAGTACCGTCTCCACCGATTACTGCTCCAGCCCATGCACCGGTGCCGGAAGCGCCGCCACCCTGAAGGGACTCGAACTCAGCATGAATGCCGGAATCGACCTGAAGTGCCAAAGCATAACCAGCATCTTCTGTATAAGCCCGACGAAGCGAGCTAAGAGCCTGCTTCTCTACGATGTCTTCCAGAAGTTTGGAATATTCGTAGTGCTGGTTGATGGAGATGTTGGTAACGCCGTGAGTCGGTGCGCTCAGTGTAACCTGAGAGCCAGCCGCCTTAACGGACGCTGCGGAGCGAGTAAACCCGGGGATATGTATAGTATCTCCACGCTTACCCTTGTGGTTGATTTTTGTTACAAGGTTGCCAATTACCAGGTTTCGCTTATAAGCTGCGATAACCTCGTTCGACCATAATTCTGGCAGAAAATTGGCAGCCGTTGTAACCGTAATGTTATTGGTTCCAAGAGCCATTTGTTTTTCTCCTTAGACCAAGGCTAACGAACGCGTCCCTCCGTATAAGCTATTTCTATTTCGGGATACATTTCGTCGTATTTGTCCGGGTCTGTGTTTTGTAGTTGCATAAGATCCGCTCTGCGGAAGATTTTTTTAGTTGTTGTTCCGCCGGTAGAACCGGAGTCAGACTTGACCGCCTTTAGCGTGTCTTTCCTTTCTCCCTCCAGCTTATCCGCCTCAGCGGACTGGTTTGCAGTAGACTCCTTGTACATAACCATAAGCTCGTCTGCGATCTCCACGTCAAGATTTTGTGAAGCGTCAACATAAAGCCTTTGCCTTGCACGAGAACTCTCAATCCATTTTGCAAATTCGGGACTTTGGTCAATCTTCAGATAGTCGGGGTGGCGGCGCGTAAGCTCTGTGCGTGCAGATAATTCAGCCATCTGCTCTGTACGTTGCTCTAGCGTGCGTAACCTTTGATTACCGTCGATTGCTTTACTAACAGCCGCGTCGGGGTCTTCAAAAAAATCTACCTCGTCTTCTGGCTGTTTCTTTAATGATGTGTCAGCGAGTTGGCGTAATTCACCAAGCTCTTGTCCTTGTTGGGACATTCGTCTTTCAAGCTGCGTGTATGATTCTTGCAGTGTATTGAAATCCATCCCTCGAAATTCAGACCCCTGAGATTCTTTTAATTCTTTCTCAACTTCAGTGGTTTCCTGAGTTTCGGTCACTTCCTCGGTTAAACCTTCAACCGTACTTTCTTCTGGGTCAACAACAACTTCTTGCATTTATTCTCCTATCGGACGCCGTAGCGCTTCCCGTTGTTATACCGGCTCGTCTGAGCGTTTACCGGCTTCCTCGTGCACCCTTGCCCACTTGTCTGCGGCGGTAGGGAAATCCCCACTGACGCCTTCAAGGGTAAAGTGTGGCACTGATATGATCCGCTTTGCTTCCTTTTTACAGGATTTACAAGGCTGGACCGAATCCATGTCTTTTACTGCTAAAAGATATTCTGTAATGTGTCCTTTGCTGCACCTGAACTCATAAATCATCGTCAGGTTCCAGCGAATTTTTAGTCATGTTTTCAAGGTTCGTCATCATGTTGAGTGCTTCACAAAAGCCTTTGTTCCGCCAGAAATGGTCGGCACTTTCTATGCGCTCAACAGAGCTGTATATCGCTTTGAACTCTTCCCACTCAGAAACCAGCTCCGCCCATGCCGGGAGTTCCATCATTGACATTCTGCGGTTCATTAGTTCCCGTGTTTCCTGTTCCATTTAGCGCCTCTACTATTGCCATGTATGTGTTTATTTGTGAGCCGGACTCTTCTCCCTCTGCCTTTGCGACATTAAGGATTGCCTTTGAAGCAGTCTCTTCGACCTTCGCTTCTTTAAGCGCAAGCTCAAGTTTCTTGAGTTGGTCAACCGCCGGGTCTTGCTGCGGATTCATCTGACTCTGTAAGAGCTGGTCAGCTATCGCCATAAGCTCTTCCTTGTTTGCCAGAGATGAGTTATCGAATATTCCCTTCACCATCAGCGTAAACATAGGTGAATTGGGTGGCGTTACTGAAAGTAGATTGACAAACTGTGTTTGCTCCACTTCTCTAGCCATGATTCCGAGTGAAGATTTAACCTTGAAGGTGTAATCACTGACGGGGTATCGGTCGGGGCGAAACTGCATATACCGCCACAACATCTTTTTAAGTCCGCGCTCAAGATAAAGGCGATTTATGTTCGCCATTGTTCTCTTTGAGCGCTTTATCATTCCTGAGAGCATCATGGACATTCCGGATGCAGTAGAATTTCTTGCGTTTCCTGAAATAGAAGTTGCTGAATCAATCGCACCGGTGCCAACCTGGATCATTCTTTCAAGCTCGGCTGCTTCTCTGTATGTTCCGGGGTTCCCGCCCTGGAAACTAATCGGGAAGTAGGTTTGCCTCGGGTCGCCATTTGACAGCAGGTTCTTACCCGGCCCCACACTGAACCTGAAGCCCCTTGGGAGTCTTGTAGCGTCTATCCCCATCATGGGGTGTGATGTCAGCGCAAGCGCGTCAAGGCGCATACGTAGCTCAGCGTCCAATGCCTTTTGAGGATTATAGCCTTTTTCAGCAGTACCACGACCCCAGAATCTTCCGGGAACGAGGTCATGCGGATATCCGATGAATGGGCGGTCGTTCATCAGATACGGGTTCTTTGCCTCTTTCAGCAGGATGGAACCGTTAGCAATAGTGACAAGTGCTTCTACCATTTTGCCGGTTCGGTAATAATCAGGTTCGACCTGCTCCTCTTCCTTCTCTACGATGGAAACAACTTCTTCATCTGGTCCGACAGAAAGCTTTAAAAGGCTTTCAGGGACAAGACCGGTATATTCGCAAATCTTTACCTGATCTGACGTATCTTTAGGTTTCTGCTCGCCGCGTGATGTGTAATCACGTATGTCTGTAGAATCCGCCAGTGTGACATTCTTGTAATACTCGTCGTTCATACCCGCTTCTATCTTGTAGCGCTGGGTAAAGTATTCGTGGGCACAGCCAAGACAATCATCTATGCCATCAGGCCATGTTGCTGTCGGGTCGATAACAAAGTCATCATCCGCAACAGGGACAAGCTTGACAATAACGGATTCTGTTTCCTTTACTTCAAGCTTCTTCAGGTCTACTGTGTTGGGAACAGGAACATCGACAAGAGACTTTGTAACCCTGTCTTCAACAATGATCTTTGAGATTCCGGTTCCATATAGAGCGCCATTCAGGAATGTCTCGGCAACAGCATAGGGGACGCCAGCAAGCTCAAGGTCTTCTATAAAGCGATCACGTAGTTGGGTTACGTCCTGTTTCTGTTCGTCAAGTACGTCGTCTTCTATATCAATCCAGTTTTTTCTGCTAAACGTTGCTTCTTCAAATTCTGCGACAGTTGCCTCAATGGCTTGCTGTAAAGCTGGAGCAACGATACGAGAACGCTCTGATTTTCTGTTTTTGTCTGATTCTTGCCATATTCCGCGCCACAGACGATAGTATTCGTCCCACTTCTCCTTGAAGTTGTCGTCACGGTGCTGTCTCCACGAGTCAACACGGTCCATAACCCATCGGACAAGGCGCTTCTCGCGGTCACTCTGGTCTTCTGACTGGTACGTTTCTTCGTCGTTTACGATTATTGACATTTATTATCCTTAGTATCCGCTAACGACATCAAGAACGTCGTATTCTTCAAGGTCTACGTCTACGTTGTAGGCGAAACCGGCTATTTGGTCTACATATGCAAGGGCATCCAGCATGTCGTCATGTGCCATCGGGTTAGGAAAGTCGAGATATTGCTCAGTGAACTGTCTTACCCATGGACCGTCCTGCAATGTAACCCTTCCGTTCTGGAATCTGCCCTGAAGCGCCCATATAATTCTCTCTGTTTTCTTCTTTCCGCCATGGGAAAGGTCTTCAACATTGAAAAAGACTCCCAAACGTCCCATCTGGTCTGTCAGATAGGGCATTACAGCGTTTTTAAGGGAACCTTTTTCGATGCCGACTGATGTCGCATGAACCGACTGAGCAGCACGTAGAATTTGCAGAGAGGCTTCTCTTACTCCCCACCGACCGGTACGTATTTCTTTTACATACCACCCGTCTTCATGGATATTCACAATGGCGATAGCCATTTCATCAAGCTTTTTAAGCTGTGAGTTAATCTGGCCCTTCACTTCAACGTAACCAGCAGGGTCTACTGTGACCACCCACCGTCCGTTTTTAACTTCTTTCGGCTCTTCATCAACAACATCAAGCCATTCTTCTCTCAGTTCTCCAGCGCCCGCTGCCTCAAAGGATGCATTGTATTCCTGTCTTATAATCCCGGCAGGTACGCCTTCTTTCTCTGCCTGCTTTACTTCTTCGTCTATCGGGATGGTTGGGTTGTCAACAGACCGGAACGTAAAGGAATCCCACTCTGGAGAAGCCTTGGCCTCCATGTATCTGTCGTAAAAGTGATTCTTTCCTTTCGGGGTTCCGATAAACAAAGCAGAACCTTTCACGTCTGCCAGAGCA